CTACTGTGACGTAAACGTGACGTGATTCGCGTAGTCCAACATGTGATTAGCGTTCAAGTGAGCATACTTTCTTACCATTTCAAGGGTCTCCCAGCCTCCCATTTCTTTTAATGTGAATAATGGTGTGCCGGCTTGTACGTGCCAGCTTGCCCAAGTATGACGGAGATCGTGAAAGTGAAATGATGGCATACCTATTTTTTCACACGCCTGCCTAAAGTCACGTCTATCAATATCTCCGATAGCGTGTCCCGTGGAACATCTCACGAATACGTACTTAGATTTTGACTTAGTCTTGATTTGCTGTAATAAATCAATGGCTTTGTTGTTCAATGGTAGCGATCTTGCTTTGCCGGATTTAGCTTTATCATTACTGACAATTGCTAAATTTTTTGCAAAATTGACCTTATCCCAAGTTAAAGTTAGAATCTCACTCATGCGTGCGCCAGTAAGTAGTGCAAATGTACAGACGTTACGCATCCATTCTAGCTTTAGAGAATTAATTAATTCTGCTGCTTGAGATTTTTCCAGCCAGCTAACCCTAACTTTGGGTTCGTTTTTTCGCATAATAAAAGGGATTTTTTCAACCCATCCCGCTTTATGCGCAAGTGAAAAAATTCTCAGCAGACTTGAACGGTATCTATTTTGCGTTGCCGGCGAAAGTGGCTTATTTCGCCGATGGCAAAATGTTGGAATCGCATTAATGAGTTCTTCGCTCGTTAAAGATTTCAGAGTTCGACCATGAAAACGTTCTCTAAAATATTGTGCGTGCGCTTGTTTGCTATCAAATCGTTTTTGGCCCTGACCGTCTTTCAGAAATAGCAATAATGCTTCCTCAAAGTATCGGTCAGGTGATTTATTCAGAATTTCGACATCCCATAATTGGGATTTTAATTTGTCATGAAATTCTTGAGCCTGTTTTTTTATTGCCGTTTTAGAAGAGCGTCTAATTCTGCTTCCGCTTGGCGTAACAACATCAACCCACCAGATTGCGCTGTCTTTTCGTTTGTAGATCGACATAAATTATCCTTCTTGCGACCTACAGAGATAACCTGTAAATCATTATCGACATGTTGTTTATGTTTTTCAAGATCGGAACGATAAATTCTCCATACTCTCGATCCTTGCATTTTAAATGCTCCCCAACGAAATCTATTGTTATAAACAGTTCTATAACTTAGATTTAGTAGTGCGGCAACATCTTGTAAAGATAGAGTTTGCTCCATTTTTACTCCATAAAAAAGCCGGATTATTTCCGGCTTGCTTTCATTTCTAAATACATTTTATACACGAGTTCTGAATCAGCGAATTGCCGTTCAATATCACGTTTCGCTTGATGTACACGGACATTCTGTTTCGAATACTCTTTCGAAAGTTCAAGTATTTCATCATTCGACTTAAGTAACTCAACAAGTGCGCCGATGATTTGCTTTTCTCGTTTTTCGCCGATTCCCTTAATTGCCTTTAAGCAATCAATTTCGGCGGTGTAGATTTTCATCCACGAGCCAAAACCTGCATCAGTTAGTTTTTTAACGATATGATTTTCGAGTTTTTCTGAAAGCGGATGACGTAATAAAAAATCATCTATTTGCTTGCCGATTTGCTGGCACTCATAGCGAGTGAGATATTTTGACTTGTCGTAGATTTTCGTCCATCGATACATTCGGCTAAGTTCGTTTTCGTTGAATTGATAACCGCTCGGGTTCATAATAAAAAACGAGGATACAATATGTTCTTTGTTTACCTCACTGATTCGGTCGGCAGTAAAATCTAAAATCCATTGCTGAATTTCAGGATCGTGATAAATAAAGTGGTTGTTAGCGGTTTGTGAGCTGAATTTCTGATATTCGTAACCGAACTGATCACGACAAACCACACCGGCGGTAATCGTCCAAGCGTGCGGCGTAATGAAAAATTCGTGGAATGCTTGCTCGCTGCCTTTAGAGTTCATCGGCAAATATCGGTTGTTGTACACGAAAATTTCATCGTCTCGCCCCATCGCTTGAAATGACATAAAATAAGATCCGTCCATTGCAACTTTACATTTCTTTTTAGCCCAACCGTTCGGATCGTGCTTTTTATTGCGTTTCTTTTTCTCTTTAGCCATAAAATTTACCCATAAAAAAGCCCACGTTTTAGCGTGGGCGGTATGTTAGTTAATCTTGTGGTGGCTTCGGAAGTGTTTGCCAGTGAGTTACTTTGCCGCACTCGCCATTATCCGAATAAAATCGATTACCGTTAATCATATAACCTATAAAAATCTCTACATAGTCTTCGAAATCGGATTTATAGCCATATAACAATAAGTTTTCAGATTTTGTTCCGCAGTCAAGCTCAGGTTTTTTGTCTTTAACACTAATCCAACCGTTATTTTCTTTAGTCATTTCCCAAATCCTTTTTAATAAATTTAGCGAGTTCCGGCTTGAAATAATTCTTGCCTTTTGCAATTTTTCCGTGTTCGTTAAACACCGGTTTACCATCTTCAAATTTGCTGTCATTGCTGTTGGCTACTTCTTGCAACGCACCTTGAATATCCATGCCAAACATATGCGCCACACCGATAGCGGTCACAATTTGGTCACAAAGTGCGTCTAGCAATTCAATTTTTTCTTTCGCACTTAAATGCTCAATAAACTTATTGTTATTGTCAAATTCTCTCAAATGTGCGGCTAATTCAAAAAGTTTATCGCCGGCACAGAACAATCCTTCGAACAATCCCAAAGCCTCAAGCATTTCGGTCACTTCTTCGAAGTGGCAACCGAGCTGCACCCGCTGATTATCAACTGTTGGATTCGGTACTGCGGTTCTAAACCAGCCTTCAATTTGATTAATGGTGTCCTGTTTCATTTTCTTGTTCCTTATTTTTTACTTAGCCTTCGGGAAATTCGTAAGACTTAACAAACAACTTACCGCCGTAACCTAATGCATTTGCTATGTTAGCGGTGGCGTTCAAGATGTTCACGAAATTATTGGCTTTTATCACTTTATTTTCTCCATTAATTCGCTGAATTTATTCGGATTGTATGGGTGGTCTCTAATATCCACGCCAGCCAAATAACAAGCAATGTTGTGTAATTGTTCATCCGTTACAGGTCTTCTGCCAAATTCAATGGCGGATAGCTCTGCTGAGCCTAAGTTAGTAGCTTTTGCCATATCGCCTAACGTAGAGTTGGCTAATACACGAAACTTTCGAAGAAAGTTACCTAAATCAGTTAGTTCTAATAAGCCTAAATAATTACTTCCTTCCATACATTGATAGACGGCAGAGCGGAGATTCGAAGTATTAGTAATAATACGTAAATCAATGCGCAATTCTTTAGAATCAGGATATTTAGTACACCAGTTATTTTCAATGTAGTCTAGAAAACACTTATCATTTAATAAGCGTTCATATTCAGCTTTGCTGATCATTACTGTTTCTGTGAGTTCGCTCATTTGTTCTTTCTCCAAAAAAACAAAACCGCTATTTCTAGCGGTCTTCGTATGGTTTGCCTGTAATTATTTCAATGACTTTGATTACGTCATCTTTAGTTTTATAAATGCGTGCCTCTCTTAAAAATATATGATCTGATGTTTTATCTTTCCATCGCCAATCATCTATTACATACTTGCCATTTCGAGAAGCTAATGTAAAATAGTTATCGTCATTATTTAAAGGCTCTGTTAATGGTTTAGGCAGTTGTAAACTATTACTTGACAACTGTGGTTCAGGTTCTTTCCACATTCCTATGATGTCAAAATCAGGATAAGGGTTAACCTCATTAAAAATACCGCTTTTCGCCCAAGAACGGGTAAGTTGCTTGCCCTCCAAGCTATCGACAATAACGCCTAATAATTGGTAGCCAATGTTATGTTTTTTTGTAAATTCATCATTAATGCAATGAAAAATATACGCTTTTGAACCATCCCTTAATAAAACTGGTTCACCTGCTAATGCTTTTTCTAAAGCAAATGGTTCTGGCTTTTCTTGCCATAAACCTACAATATCGAAGCGTGTTTCGTTGTTAGTATAGCGTTTAGATAATGTTTTATATGCCATAAAGTCATCTACTAAGTTATCAGCAGTATAAATACAATACCAGAAAGTATCTTTTATACTGTCATCTTTACCTAGAAACTTAACTTTTTTCCCTTCACGAGTTACTCCGAATGCACCATTCAAAATAGCCTGCTTATCTTGTTCCGAAATCATATTAACCTCTCAATTTCTTAAATTGTTTCTCAGCCATATCTAACAAAGCAGACTGCTGCCTTGCAATCATCTCCGCTCTGTATGCTTGCTCTTTTAATGCTTTAATCTCAGCTCGTAGCTGAAAATTTTCGGCTAATGCTTTTGCTCGCTTGCGTTTTTCTTCGATAAATTCGACCGCTTGTTTGCTGTAAAGCATTTGCCAGTTTTTGAGTTGTTTGCGTAACTTAAAAGGATTAATCGTCATGGCAATCAACCTCCACAGCATCTCTATTTTCGTAACACCATTTCAAAAAGTGGCTCATTTCGTCTTTTCTAGTGTTTGATTCGTGCCTCCGGCACAACTCGATAATTTGTTGCCGAGAGAGCGGGTCAAGGATTGCCCAGCTTGATTTAATGGCTAGACTCGCTGGACGAAAATCAGTTGCCAAACTGCATTTAAACCACGATAAGATGTAGTGTTTAAAAGTTGAGGCGGGGATATTTACTCTTGCTTCCATTGTATTTTCCATAAAAAAGACCGCTTGTTACGGCGGCCTATTGGTTAAATTCGCTCTTTAATGCCACCGAACTCATCAATTAACTTTTTCATAAAAGTTGATAATTCTTCGGCCATTAAGAAAAAATCCGCATCGAAACGTTGAGCAACATCTTCTTTCAGAATGTCGTCGTTTTTATCGCGAACATCTTCGGTAAACTTGATTTTCAAAATTGCACCCGATTCATCAATCGTACAGCTCAAATGGTTCTCCCATTCGACTGCAAGTTTTGTAACAAATTTGCCCGCTTGTAGGTGTTGTTCGATTTCGTGTGTTTCTAAATCTTGGTGCTTGCACCTTAATTGGCTAGCTGTATCAAACGATTTTAATTCAGCTTCTTCAAGTAAGTTTAGCCATTCCGGCGGAGTGCTATCAGCTACCCATTTCGTCATTACTTCACTTGGCAATAAGGCGAACGAAAGCGGAACAACCGGCAAAGAACCCAATGTTTTACGCAATAAAGCGAGCGTATCTTCCGCTCGCTTGCTTGAGCTGGAATCTACATAAATAAGCTGATTCGCCTCATCAATCCAAACGGCTGTGAACGTATCTTTGCTAAATGCGTGAATTAATAATTCTTGAGTAACGTCATCTTTAATCGCTTGCTTTTCAGTTTTCTTGAGTTTGCGCTGTTCTTTTTCTTCTAGTGCTTTAATTCTTTCTTCGGTTTTCTTTATTACAACGTGTGCCGGCAGAATTTTCTCTTCCTTGTGAGAAACAATAAGGGTATTTGAGCCTTGGCGGAAGCAAAGCGAATCACTCGCAGAGAGTGGAGCAGACCACCCGAATTTACTCATATCAGATTTGCCACACGGCGTAAAAGCAGTTTGCTTTAATTGCTCTTCTAAATTTGAAAGATCGACCGCTTGAGTTAAGCGGTATGTCATTAGATTTTTAAACCAAAACATATCTATTCCTTATCCTAAAATACGAGATTTTGCCACTTCAATAAGTAACTCATATTCTCGTTTAGTTTTTTCATCGTGTACTTGTGCGGATTTTGCTAAAAACTCATCAACCGTGCCACTAAAACAGCCTCTAGTTGCAAGCAATGAGCCGTCTTTCGATTTGTAAATCGTAAGTGTGCCGTTTTCTGTGCCTACAACTGAAAACCAGATGACAGATCTTTGCTCGCACACCTCAGCGTTGCCGTACACCCGAGCGTCGCCGTACACCCGAGCGTTGCCGTACACCCGAGCGTCGCCGTACACCCGAGCGTCGCCGTACACCCGAGCGTTGCCGTACATCCGAGCGTCGCCGTACACCCAAGCGTTGCCGTACACCCGAGCGTCGCCGTACACCCAAGCGTTGCCGTACACCCGAGCGTCGCCGTACACCCAAGCGTTGCCGTACACCCGAGCGTCGCCGTACACCCGAGCGTCGCCGTACACCCGAGCGTCGCCGTACACCCGAGCGTCGCCGTACACCCAAGCGTTGCCGTACATCCGAGCGTCGCCGTACACCCAAGCGTTGCCGTACACCCGAGCGTCGCCGTACACCCAAGCGTTGCCGTACACCCGAGCGTCGCCGTACACCCAAGCGTTGCCGTACACCCGAGCGTCGCCGTACACCCGAGCGTCGCCGTACACCCGAGCGTTGCCGTACACCCGAGCGTTGCCGTACACCCAAGCGTTGCCGTTATGATCTAGATTATTTTCAGATTCGACAAAGCCTCCAAGTGAGCCAGCTACAACTAAGCCAAAATCAATTAACGCTTTGATTCTGTATAATTTCTTGCCCGACCAATGCTCAATAAATTCATCGGTTAGTTCATATTTTTTACGTTCGGTCATTATTTTGTTCCTTATAGTAAAAATCCCGCACTTGGCGGGATTGAGGTTGTTATCCATATTGATGGTAAAAATCGTGAGCATCTAAATGCCCGAGGTTATTTTCATTAAGCCAACTCTCGGTTGAGTCGATTAAAATTGCAAAATAAGCACCATCAGGCATATCCTCATACATTGTCTTTACCGCATCTAGATAAGCTTTATATTCTCTGATTTGACTTTTATTCGGTCTCTTATAGCGTTTGTTTTTCATTTCTCACCCCATTTGTTTAATCAGTTCATCATAATACGTACTCGCCAAACTCACACGTTCTTGGATTCTTGCAATAATTTTTTCATCTCGCCTAATCTTTACGGTGGTAATACGTTTTTTAATCGGGATTTGTTCGACTAAATCGACGTATTTAGTTGGTTCTTGCCATTGTGGAATTTGGTCTAGAGGAGTAGGGAATAACACAAAATCAATTTGAGCTTCTTCACAATCCCAAAGCCACATATAGCCTTGCATTTGTGCGTCATAGCCTTGTTTAATCACTTTCGCTTCGGCTTCATCACGAAAGAACGGATGAGAGCCGATATCGTACGTACATTTTGTATCAATAATTAACTTACGGCTTGGCACATAAATATCACATTCTCCAGTTAGTATTGCATTGCCACAAGGCTTATTTCTGCGCTCAGTATTCTTTTTAAGTGGCAGACCACGAGTCATACCGCTTAATTTAATTGCTTGATCTTCTAGCTCTAGTCCTTTAGCTGTGAACTTATTACCTTCAAATGACTGCCAACCGAACAAGTCAAATTTTGCAATTTCTCGCACAGCAGATTTTGCAGATTGAGAGATTTCTCCAGCTTCTTTTTCCGCTTTTGTTTTTGGCTCAGATAGAAAATTGCTTAATCCCGAACATCTTACCGTGAGTTGATATAAGTTATTGGTTTCTTTCATTTTCGATTTTCTCTAATTCGTCATATTGCGAATTACTGAACTGTACGCCGTTATCGCACAATTCTTGTAGAGTTGTTTCGCCATTCAGAATATTTTGTTTATAAAGCTTAAAATTTTCTGGAGTAGCGGTCATATCTACGAACTCTGCGTCTTGAATATCGTTGTCAGGATAAGAAAACTCTGAATTATCTACATCTTTAACTACGGCTTGATCAGCGAGAACTGCTTGTTGCATCTCCACTGATAGTGGAGCTTGTTTTGATAACAGCAACTTCATTACTGTTTTGAGTGCCATCGCTTCAAAGTTGTCCGCCCACACGCTCGTCGCCCATTGTCCTTTCGCTTTCTTATCAAGATAAGTACGATAAGTCTGTGAATAGCGTTGTGCGTGCTGATCAACCTCAAAAGCAGTCATATACAACTCAGCAGTAAAAGTATTTACAAGCTGAAAGTAAGCGTAATAACCAACTGGCTTTTCGTTTGCTTCAGGTTTCTGTTTCCAATCAAACTCATAGCCATTAATAGGGTCTTCGTTGATTAGCTGCTTCTCGTAAACCGGTACGGCAACCAATCGTTTAAACTGTCCGCTACGTTGTGCCAACTGAATTAATCCTTTGTAACCTAGCTGGAATTGAGCTTCGGTCTTACGCTCTTTCTTATTTTGGTAAGGGACGATATAAGCAAAACCTAAACCATTTTGAAGCGGTAGATTAAGTGTTGCCGCCATACATGCTGCATTGAATACGCTCATTGGATCAGCGTTACGTAGCATTGAGTTGCTATTCACAATTTGCAAGACGCTTGTCGTAAAAGTTGATGCGTTCTTATTGAGCAACTCTTGCAGTTTTTGCTTTACATTTTGCGACTCAAACAGTGTTTTGATAGGGAATTTATCTTGCTTTTTAGCTACTTGATTTTGTTGTTGATTTTGATTTGTCATTTCTTAGCCCTCCACAACCTTACGCATACGTTTTACAATACCTTCCGCCTTACTCGGCTTATTGATATTAAACAAGCGGTCTGAAGTGGTTTTACGTGATTTACCGTTAGCAAAGTAAATCGTGACTTGTTTGCCGGTTTGTTTAAAACCGGTGATTTGTAATTCTTGCATTTTGATTTCCTCTTGCTTGATTGCGTTTTCTAGCATTTCTTTTGCCGGTTCGAGTTTCGCCGGTATGGCATTTTCTTGACCGCTTACTTGCTCGGTTTCTGCTTGTAAGTTTTCGTCCGTGCCGGTTAAATCCTTGAACTTAATTTGGCGTTTTCGGCTTAATGACGGGTGGTTGCGTTTGACGCTTTCTTTCACATCTTCAATCATTGCAAAACTCTTTGTTGTTGCGATAAATTCGCCATGTCCGCTAAATAGCTCGGCAAAGTAACTGTCATTATCTTTGTGCAGCTCTACGATTAATTTGTAACTCATTGTTCAACCTCTAAATTCGATTGGGATTTGTTGTGATTTTGGATATTTGCAAACATATTCAGTTTGGAATAACGTGCCATTTGAGCGATTAATCATATCGCCGCCTGCTTGCTGGCAATGAACTTGCTCAAGTGTTTGCTTGCCGTCAAAATCATTAGATTGACAGCCGGTAACTTGTCCGCCAACAACTAGCGCAAGTGTAAGTGCGCCAAGTACGTAACCTAGATTGCTCATAAAACACCTCTAAACTGTTTGTAAATTAATCTGATTCTTGAATTTTAGGCAAAAAAAAGACCGCTTGTTTAAGGCGGTCAAAGGAGGTTTACCTAAGGAAATGAAAACTAGCGAGCTTTTAAAGCTGCATCGCCATTAGCTTGCCATTTAGAACCGCTCTACTCGGGCAGAGTGCAAACATGAAAGAACCCGAGGGAGAACTTAGAGCGGTTTTAGATAGCGCCTGTGTTTACTCCCACAGGCAGGAGGAACGTTACACAACACACAAACTTCTAACATTAACTATCACAACTCGCTTTTAAGTGTGCTTCCAGCGCATTCTCAAATGCAGTTGTGCCGGTTAATTCATCTGCTATCACACTAAATCCGTTCGTGCGAAGCAGCGTTAGAACCTTATCCTCAAGCCTAAAATAAGGCTTGTCAGATTCATCAGGCGGAGCGCCTAAAATTACATTATCGTAATAACTCATACATACCCCTATATTCACTCATCAGAAAGCGCACTAAAGGAAAAATTTACAAGCACTTTAAACATAACGGAGTACCTAAAGTGCGCTTTCGGATGAATACCGCCACCGAAGATAGCGGTATGATTAAAGGATATATAAATGTCAAATCACGGTGTTTACTTCCACACCTCAAAACGTCCTTTTGTTCGTCTCACGGCTAGCTTCGTTTGATTCTTCGCAAAGACGCTTTGAGGTGCACTATCGTTATTTCGTGACCCGATAGCGCAAAGGTCGGAGTCGGAAATTCTTGCACCTTATTATGTGCGACCAGTAATTCCCTGATACATCACCCGATTTAGGTTACCTATCTTATTGAGCGGTGGGTCTATATGGTCTTCCACGCTTTGACTAACTCTCACCAATCATTATGGCAAGCAATGTATCTGTAATCTGATTGTTAAAGAGCGTTGCCTTTCGGCTAGGGCAGAACCCTTATTCAAGCCCTCCGACCGAGGGCTTAGTAAAGATTCTTAGCAGAGATACATATTCCAAAGTTGTTCGGCTTTTTCAGCGTTCATTTTTTCGCTTTGGCTCCACTCAATCAGCTTACCGTTTCTAAACATTGCTCTTTCAACGACAAATTCATTTGTTTCTTCATTTTCGTATGCTTCGAAAATTTGAATAAATCCGTTGCCACGTTTCTCTTTATGTCTGCATAAGATGAAATCTTTATTGTTGAATACGCTTTGAGTGTCCATTTTGTTTCTCCTTGTGGGCTATCTCGTTTTGATGGGTGTATAATACAATAAGTATTTTTATAGTCAATACAAAATGTATTTATTTGATGAGGTAAAAATACAAAATGTATTTAAAACCTTGATTTTAAAGGAAATAAATTTTTGGAAAATTAGTTTGATTGCTTGTTTTTTAGTCAATTCAGGTGGGATTTTGAGAATTTTTGCGATCTAGATCGAAGAGATTAGCTGCTGTTTTTGACCGAAATGTGGATTTCTCTATCATAATGACAAAGCAAGGAGGACTTATGAATGTATCGAAAGACGATGTTTTAATCGAACTAAGCAATCTTATCGGGAAAGATAGAGCAGTATTGTTACTGTTGCTACAAGCGCTTAAAGATGGGTATGGAGAATTAATATCATTAGCCCATCAGGAGATAGAGATTATTGAGTAGTAGGTGACCATTTTCAAATAATGTACGGCTGTTGGCGAAATTGATTTCGTCAAGATAAAAGAAAACCGCCATGAGGCGGTTTAGTTTAGAGGCTTTTAGCAAATTCTAATAACTGGCGGTCTTCATTCCAGCTGATATGTGGTATTTTAAATTTATCGAATGTTCGTTTGATAGTGTTTAAAATATTGACTTTATCTGCTGTATCGGGCGTGTCTAGTGTAAAAAGAATATTGTCTGTTTTTAATAATCCTTCTTCTTCGGCACGGTTGATTTTAGCCACCCAACTATCGCAATGTTCAATCATACTTGGACTTTCAATTTGATCAAATGCCAGTGGTTTCACTGCTTTTAAGATTTGTGGGTCGTTATCGTTTTTTAATGCAAGAGGTAATGTAAATTTAGCCAATTCCCCCCGTACTATGTGCTGTTTATAGCTTAGTAAGATTTGATCAGCATCTTGCTTGAATAGCATTCTATAATGCTTGATGATGCTTTGTTCTTGGCTTTCTGTTTTAACTCCAGCATTTTGAATAAACTGATGATATAGATTATTGAAATAAGTTTGCGGATCATCCACAACGCCAACGGCAGCATCACTATATTGTATAATACCTTCTTTGACATCAACGTAGTGATGAAAAAAGGTAGCCATTTCTTGAGGCGATACATCAAAAGGCTGATTAACAATATATTGTAATTCGTTATCAATGGTATCACGTACGCTTTCAAAAATTTTGCTACGATAGAAAAAATCATTTACTCGCTTGTTGTTTTTGCTGACTAAGCGATAAGTTAATTTTTTGCTTTCAGGCTCACACATCAATAAACCAACATTGACGAATTCGCCTGTTTCAAAGTACGGACGATACCGTACAAAACTATATAAAATAGGGTGTTTCATTCTATGTTGTTCCAATAGTGGGGATCGGTGATTCGGGAAAGAATTGTTTTAATTCTATGAATTTCGGCATCCATTTTTTGATATTCTTCATCATCAATAGGAAACCAACAATCAGGAATTTGCTGATAAATATCGTTAAATTCGTTTAATATGTCAATCGCTTTTTGACTAAAAACGTCTTTATCTACCCAATCTAAGCGCCAGCTCCTGTTTTGAGGTGCAAATATATGCTCATCAAATTGTGCGTATTCATCAAATGCCAAATTGTGATCTATCACAAGAATTTTTTGCTGTTGTTCATCAAACAATAAATTAATATTGCCAGTGCCTACGCTGGAGGCTGTTCTATCGGAATTTAAAATCCAGCGGTCAAACATGTAAAGCAATTTCTGCGCTGTTTCATCAAGGTAGTGGATATTTGTTGCCTGTGCTGTCTTTGCTACTTTAGCGTGCTTCATAAATATTGAAGCGAATGCTGTACCTGTTGGCAAATCACTTCGCCACTCAGCCGATACATAGCTATTTGATTCTAGCGTTACTTCAACAAAGCAAACTTCGGGGCTAGGTAGTGCGATTTTGTGAGCAAGAATAGACCCGAATACTTCCGCCAATAGTTGAGGTAAAGGCATCATAGCAAGTGTTTTTACGATAACCCATTTTCCTGTGTCTGTTTGACAAATAAAAGGGCGAGTGATCCCCATTTTCGCCCTTTCCCGAATGAATATTATTTTATCCATATATTTTACCCAATAAAATTCAGCTGCTGGCTCTGGTGGACTTTTACCCTTGTGATTCAACAGCTTGCTCAATATCCTCAAACGCTACAAATCGATAGGCTTTAACAATTGCCCCCACGGTGTGAATATTAACCACTTCATTTTCCGGTAGATTGAATGGTTGATGAGCGTTATTAATACTTGAAAAGCGATATTCACCATCACGGTGCCAATCAAGAGTCTTAATCATATACTGACCTGCAATAGTACAAATCAGTACATCATCACCATTCATTGGTGGTGTATTAGGTTCAATTACAATATATTCACCACTTTTAATGCGAGGCTCCATTGATGAGCCTTTACCGCGCACAGCGTATGCATCAGGATCTGCGCTGTATAAATTGATGTAGCCTGTTCTTAATTCTTCCAATCTTACCGTTTCATCACGTCCCATTGTTGCTTCACCCACTACTGGGATAATCCCATCCTTTGGTTTTCCTATTATTTCAAGTTCATCATTGTCTAGCGTTGTAATTAATCCATCAGAATTAAGAATTACCTGATCTACACCAACAACATTAAGCATTTTTGCAACATCATCAAAATTTGGAGTTCTTCTGCCTGTTAGCCAATGCCCAATAGAACCCTGCGTTCTATCTAATGCCTCCGCTATGTCATCTTGTTTAAGATTTTTCTCTACCATTTTTTCACGAACAAACTCATTCCACTGCCTTTTCATAATGTCTCCTAATAAATTTTTCTAATTATTACGCTTTGTATTAATTTATTAAAATACAAAAAGTATTTACTTTTATCAAATAAAAATACATAATGTATTTACAAGTTGATAGAGAGGAAATATGAACAAGATACTCATATTTAGAAAAGAAATAGGTTTAACGCAAATGGAGTTAGCAAATGAGATCGGTATTACTCAAGGGGCATTAGGTCACTATGAGCAAGGACGAAGAAAGCCATCATTAGCAATGTCCAGAAAACTAGTGGAAGCGTTAAATAAGTTTGGTGCGAATGTATCGATTGATGATGTGTTCCCGCCAGAAAACGAGAAATAAAAAACCCACGCTGTAACGTGGGCTTAAAAGTTTAACAACGAAAAGGTATTTTCGATGAATCAATTATTAAATATTTCAGAACAAAAATCAAGCGCTATCACGATGAGTAGCCGTGAGATTGCGGTGTTAATCCAAAAAAATCATAGCGATTTATGTCGTTCAATCGGTAGATTGATCGAAAAGCAAGTGATTAAGGGGTATCAGCCAACGGCTTACACCCACCCGCAGAACGGTCAGAGTTATTACGAATATCATTTAGCTAAAAGGGATTGTTTAATTGTCGTTGCTCAGAATTGCCCTGAATTTACAGCGGCAATTGTTGATCGCTGGCAAGAGCTAGAAAACCAACAAGCGGTTAAATTGCCGCAAAGTTTTGCAGAAGCCTTGCGCTTGGCGGCAGATTTGGAAGAAGAGAAACAAGCCCTCTTACTCGAAAATCAACAACAATTAGCGCAAATCGAATCAATGGAGAGCTATTTCCGTAATGGAATCTCAGCTCCTCAATTTGCTAAAGGTTTGAACGGCGTTAATTCGCATCAAATCAATGAGCATTTACATCAAGTTAGATGGTTATACAAAGATGCAAAAAATCAATGGCGAGTGAGCTCTTACGCACGAGATCGCTATATGACGGAGCAACCCGCTCCAGTACTGAATCACGGCAAAGAACAGTTAATGACTTACAAGCCTGTTTTACTCCAAAAAGGCGCCGCCAAAATTTACGAATGGTACACGCAAGGAAAACTCACGATGAAAGCAAATTGGAATGGTGAATTCACGCAAGATAAGGTGGTGGGTCTATGAGTAGGTTCATCCCAAATTCATTTCAGGTCCCGAATGCAGTCGTTGATGAATTTTTAAGAAAAATGTCAGGCCCCGGCATTAAGTGCTATTTGCTAATCACTCGCCAAACAACAGGTTGGCAAAAACAGAAAGACCGCATATCAATTAATCAATTTATGGAAAAGTGCGGGATCAAGGACAAAAGAACCGCTCAAAATGGAGTAGCAGAGCTTGAGGAATTAGGTTTAATCATTGCCTTTAGACAACTAGGAGAAATTACTGAATTTACACTTAATTTTGACTTTGAATGCGATGAATGTGAACCAGTAGCAAAAAATGTACCTAGTATCAAAAATTGCACGCAACCAGTAGCAAAAAATGTACCTAGTACCAGTAGCAAAAAATGTACCTCTACAAAAAACAATATTAAAAACAATATTACAAATAATACCCTTACGGGTATTAATGCACGCACACGCGAGACGAAAAAATCTGCTGTGTTGATGTTGCTTGAACAATTCGGCATTACAGGCAAATTGGCGGAGGATTTTATCGTACACCGCAAAGCCAAAAAAGCCCCGATTACCGAAACTGCACTGAATGGCTATCAGCGAGAGGCAGACAAAGCCAAAATCCCGATTCAAAAGGCGGTGGAAATTGCGATTGAACGCGGCTGGACAGGATTTAAAGCCGATTGGCAATGGCAAGACGATCAACCTAAACATCGCCCAAAAGACAATATGCGAGCTGAATGGAACACCCCTGAAGCGTGGGCGGAGGTGCTTTGATGAGCCTGCAAAAAACAGAACAAAATCGACCGCTTGCAGCGTTAGGCGAGCAGCAAGGCAAATTATCCAGCGAAATCGAAAACTTGGTTGATCGCATTTTCGACCAGTTGTTAGCAAGCTGCCCAAGTATTCAATACTGGTCGGAAAAGCAAGTTGCCACCGCTAAACAGCAATGGATTTTAGGTTTTGCAGAAAATCATATCCGCACGATTGACCAAGTTCGGCAGGGGATGAAAGCCTTGCGAGCCAAAGAGGATGATTTTGTACCAAGTGTGGGAAAATTTATTGGTTGGTGTAAGCGGATTGATTTTGAGGAACTAGGTTTACCAACCGTGGAGCAACTGCTCAAGCGATTGAATTATTTTTCTGCTTTCGGGTTTAGTGAAATTCACGAGTTTAAATTTCGGTCAGATGCCGAATACTGGCTCTTAACCGATTTGTACGATCGAAATTGTCAGCACAGCTGGAAAGACGAAACGCTCCGCAATCAAGCTGAAAAAGTGTTAATTGCAATGGCAAAACGGATTCAATCCGGTGAAACAATACCGGCACCGGCTATCACGTTACCGAAAAAATCAGAATGTTATGTACCGCCGGAAGATGTTATTTCTAACCGGTTTGCAGAGCTAAAAGCCAAGATGGGGATAAAACAATGACCGAACAATTCGACAGAAACACGTGGCAAACGCCTCCTTACTTCAGCAAATGGGTAGCAAAGAAATGGCATTGCACGATTGACGGCGCATCATTTTCACATAACAAGGTTTGTGGACATTGGATTGGTAAAATGGCTGAAGGCGAAGATAGTGCCGCGCACATTACAGATGATTTCCTAGCCGACAACTTACCAGATTATTTAAGTAATTGGGGGTGTGGTTGTCATTCGATTTTCGTTAATCCACCTTACTCCAACGTTACGCCATTCATTCAACAAGCTAAACGGCTACGAGATGCGGGGCATTTGGTGGTGATGTTGCTGAATAACGATAAATCAACGCAGTGGTATCAGCAGCATGTTCATAATGTTGCAAGTGAGGTGATTGATATTATTGGCGGACGAATTGCTTTTATCCACCCTGTTACAGGAGCGGAAATCAAAGGCAACAGCAAGGGACAAATGGTGATCGTATTCGATCCAACAATGCAGGATTTTGTAACACGCTCGGTTAGTTTGGATTTTGTGAAGAAGGTGGGTGGGTATGATTTCTGATGTGAAATGCCCTAAATGCGGAGGCGAGCTTTCCAAATGGGAAGATGATTGGACAGGCACCGAATACCGTTGTGAGGGATTTGCCAAAGAGCCGAAAGATGAGCGTTTTGGCGACTATCACTGGATGAACCGTACCAAGTCTTGTGGGTGGTTTGAGCAAAATGAAATCGAACACTAATTTTGTTGAATACAACAACCGAGCCAAGGCGAACAAGTATGCCGAGTACATCACAGGCGAGGAACTGCGGAAATATGTTGCACGCAAGGTTGAGCAATATGCAGGGCAGAACGTCAGCGTATTTGATGGTGCAGCGGGTAGCGGACAGCTTGAGCAATTTATTCAACCGTCTTCATTTGTGGCGGTGGAAATTCAAGCAGAGAGTTGCGAGGCATTAAAAGGCAATTATCCGCAAGCGGTCGTTTTTAATGAAAGTTTTTTCACTTATCCAACCGCTTGTCAATGTGATTGCGTGGTAATGAACCCGCCTTTTTCCTTGAAATTTAAGGATTTGAGCGAAGAAGAACAACAGGGAATTCAAGCGGATTTTCCGTGGAAAAAGTCGGGCGTAGTCGATGATATTTTCACGCTGAAAGGGCTTGCTAATGCTAACCGTTGGGGCTTTTTTATTCTGTTTCCTGGTGTGGCGTATCGTGGCACGGAAAAGCAATTCAGGTCGTTAATTGGCAATCAGCTTGTAGAGCTTAATCGTATTCAAAATGCTTTTGAAGATACCCCTATTGATGTGCTGTTTTTGGTGGTGGATAAGCTCAAAACCGACAGCAACGCTAAACGTGAATTGTATGACTGCAAAGCCAAGCAGTTAATCAATTCGGATGAATGGACGATTAACCCCGACCATTGGGAGCAGGTACAGCCACCCGTCAGGGCAGAAGAAAAGGTTAATCCCATTGAGCTTGAAGCCTTTGCCCGGGAAAGTGTGAAAAAGAAAATTATCGCAGAACTGCGATTTAGCAAAATGGTAACGATGTTTGAGCGAACGCCCGAGGCGGAATTTGATGTGTTTTGCGATGAAATTTGCGAACTAGTTCAAGCGGAAAAGTTTTCAAACGGAGCAAGTACCTTTGATTTAGATTCAATGGTTGGGGCACTGAGATGAAAGCCCAGATGATTAAGACTGCCGGCGGTGCGCTTGTGCCGCTGGACGATGAGCAAGCGGAGGCGTTGAAAAAGTTTCGTAATGGCGAGCAGTACGAGATTGAAATCAAGCTATCACGCAATCCGCAATTCCACCGTAAAGTCTTTGCGTTTTTTAAATTCTGCTTCGATCACTGGTCGGCGGATAAAACCGATTGGCGGTATTTTGACGAGCGTACGCAATTTGATGTATTCCGCAAGAATCTAACAGTTCTAGCAGGTTTTAAAGACGTGAGCTATACCATTGATGGGCGTATGCGGGTTGAGGCGAAATCACTTGCTTACGGCAATATGGAACAAGACGAGTTCGAGCGGTGCTATCAGGCACTAATTACGGCGGCAATCAAAAATATATTTCAAGGTTGCGACCGTCAAACCGAAGAACAGTTGTATGCGTTTTTCTGGTAGTAATTCATAGTAGTTGATAGTAGTTCATAGTAAAGATTACTTTTTGCTTGATAAATTTATCAAGCAAAAAATGAACAACTGGGAGAAAAAATGGAAGGATGGAACGGATAAATGGGCTGGGTGATTTTATTAATCGGCTTTTGGTGTGCAGCAATGGCGTTATTTTTCGTGATGATGGAAAAATGAAAACAGGATGATTACAAAAACAGTATTTATCACCGCTTGTTTTATCGCAAGCGGTTTATCAACGGCAATAAGTTGGTGTCAGCATGGACGAGATAAATCTTAAATGCCCCGATTGCGGGGCGGATATGAAAGACTGGCGGAAGTTTTCGGAAAAGTCGGAAATTGACAAAGAGAAACCGTTTGAGTGTGTGGGATCCCGCTGTGGTAAGCGGTGGAGTGAGGAGGAGTTAAAACATGAAAAATAACACGTTAGATCAAATCAGAGACGAACGAGCCAAAACGCACGGAAGATTCGAGGATGGAGCAAAGGTATTTGAGATCTTAACAGCTCCGGTTGCGCAAGCTTTAAATGACGGACACATCTCAAATGTGCAGCATTATGGGTTGATTATGGCGATGTCAAAAGTTACACGAATTTTAGTCGGAGATCCGAATGAAAAAGATCACTGGATAGATGGCGCTAATTATTTACTGCTTGGAGGTGGAGTTAATGACAGTAAATAAACCGCCAAAGCAGCACAAATGTAAAGAGTGCGGGGCGTATTATATCAAGTCCAGAAGCACACAACAGGCTTGCTCTATCAAGTGCGCTATGGCGATCGGCAAGCGAAAAACTGAAGAAAAACGCAAAAAGCAAGAAAAAGCCGACCGCTTGATGGAGCGTAAACGAATGAAGGCTTTAAAAGAAAAGCTGAAAAGCCGCAAAGAATGGCTGAGCGACTTGCAGAAGATATTCAACAAATTCATTCGCTTGCGTGATAAAGATTTGCCGTGTATTTCGTGCGGCAGATTTCACGCCGGCAAATATGATGCCGGTCACTATAAAACAGTGGGAGGCAATCCGGAGCTAAGATTCAATGAGGACAATTGTCACGCTCAATGTGTTCCGTGTAATCAGCACTTGCACGGCAATATCGTAAATTATCGAATCGGCTTGATCGAGCGGATAGGGATTGAGCGAGTGGAATTCTTAGAAAGAAAGGACCACCCGCCGCAAAAGTTATCGGTCGATGAAATTAAAAGCCTAATTAAGCATTACAAAGCAAAAGTAAAAGAATTAGAAGGATAGCGAATGATTCCTAAGCATATACAGAATACGTGGCTGCCTCCAGCAAAGCAAAAGCATTACGAAGAAGTTTTTAAAATGTATGGAGCTTGGGAGTTTAGCGGATTAGACCGAGACAAGAGAGTAAACATGATTTACAAGTTTATGCGTTCGGTCGAGGCGATCGATAAACTAGGAATGCGTCCAGTATGTAATGACCAGTTAGGCATGCTGATTAATGAAATACTGACCGTACGCACCAAGCACGCCAAAGGCGATACAGTTTTAATGCGTGATTTCTTCAAGCAGAAATATTGGTTTGGTCGTTCGGAGCGACAAATTGCAATGTATATGCAAAAGCGCGACGATGAGGGAAAATGCCTAAGACGATGGCAAGAGGTTGTTCAGCAAAATTTGCGAGAAATTGAACGTTATTTGGCTGAACAGCTTGAAAAGTTAATCCCTGTTCACAAAAATGCTAATTTTCTTAAAAAATATTTATTTTTTTCTTGATTTTAGTGCGTATGTGTTATAGTATTTGTGGTAACGGTGGGCGAAGTTTAAGTAATCTTCCGTTTGTTTACATATTTATGTCCTTTAGCCTCTATGATAAGAGGTTTTGCGTGTATCGTATAATGGTTATTACCTTAGCCTTCCAAGCTAATGATGACGGTTCGATTCCGTTTGCACGCTCCATAGTTACAAATTTCACAGGCTCGCTTTATGCGGGTCTTTTTATTGCCTCGAAAAAGATAAAGCGGGGTGGAGTATGTATAAAATGCCGGATAAAACACCAGATGTTTGGGCAGCCTTGTTTGCTTACTTACATCAAAACTATAACGCCATCACTGGTTTTGTGATGGCTTTTTTTATGTCTATGCTGCGTGGATTTTTTTTACAACAAAAAATTACATTTCGCCAGCGGTTGCTTGATGGCTCGATTTGCGGCGCACTTACATTGTCGTCTATGTCACTATTAGTATATGCCGGAGTGGGTGAGAGTTTATCTACGTTTGTTGGCGGCATGCTTGGATTTGTCGGCGCTGAGAAAATTCGTGAGTTTCTTTTTTCGCTTATTCGCAAAAAAATTGACGTAAACGATGTTGGTTTTGGCAAACAAAACAAGGTTAATGATTACGATGAGTTTAATTAATATGATACAGCAAATGTCAGATTCGCTAGATGTCAAAATGCACATTTCTGAGGCTAAATTTCTTTCTGTCTTTCCTAAATCCAAGCCTCTAATTTATCACGAGATTGCAAAATATATTGGTTTAGCCGGTTGCAAGACAAAAGAGCAGCAAGCTATGTTTCTAGCTCAATGCGGTCATGAGACGGCTGGTTTTAGCGCATTTTCCGAAAACCTGAATTACTCAGATATTGCACTGCTTCGCACATTCCCGAAATATTTTAATACCGGCAATGTAAAAGCGTATGCGAGACAGCCGGAAAAAATTGCAAACCGTGCTTACGCTAACCGCATGGGTAACGGCAATGAGCAAAGTGGTGACGGTTATAAATTCCGTGGTCGTGGCTTGGTTCAGATTACCGGTAAAAATAATTATGTGCTATTTCGCAAGTGGTTGGGACGAGAGTTTAAGCTTGATGACGTCGGCACGGATTTAGAGCTAATCGTACTTGCCGGCGTTTGGTTTTGGCAAAAAAACAATCTCGCAGCACTCGAGTGTGTAGTTGATGTGACCAAACGAGTTAATGGCGGATTTAATGGCTTGGCTGACCGCCAAGCTAAGTACGACAAATTGATGAGTTAATATGTTTACGTTATTAAGTAAAGCAAAATTATGGGTGGCCGGCATTCTGGCTGCCTTATTTATTGGTCTGCTTGTCAAATTATGGACAACGCAATCACAGCTATCTGTACTAAAGAGCCAGTACGACAAGCAGACCGCTCAAATCAAATCGCTTGAGATGACTAACGCAACGCTTGAGGCTGAAACTGTTAATCTCAAAGTCTCATTAGCGGCAGAGCAACAAGCGGTTGAACAACAGTCCGCTATCGCAGCACAATTTAGACGACAAGCGATAGATAAAAAAGAGGTGGTGAGATATGTGCTTAAAGACAATCAGTGTGCTAACCAGCATTTGCCTAACGCTGTTATTGAGCAGTTGCGGAAATAAGCCAGTTGTTACAAAGACGATATATCAATATCCACCGCAAGCATACATTGTGCCGTGTGAGCGTAGCCAGTTTACCGGGAAGACATACAAAGATGCGTTGGAGCATTTAATTACAGTAACAGCAGAGCGTGACACTTGCGCAAGTCAGATTGACGGTATCAGGCGATGGCAAAAGCAGCACGCCATTAAATAACTTCAATAACCGCACTATAACAGGTGCGGTTTTCTTTTATGTAAAACAAATGCTACATAATTTAGCTATAAATCTGAGTAAGGTATAAAAAATCTCGGGGTTATATCTAAGCGATGTAGCCTGTATATGGCACACCAAGGTGTGATAACTTAAAAAGGTACTCCGGAGGGGATACCCTTTCCACGGGGTTGGGGACTCGCGGTTTTCGGCAGTTTTTCGATTTCTAGGCATCATCATCTTTTGGCGATGTTCTGATTTTTTAGGTGGTTTTGATTTTTAGGATTTTAGCAAAATGGAAAATTTACACGAACTAAAATTAAACATCAATCAGATCGCCGAAGTGACAGGATTACATCGTCAGACTGTTTCGCAACGAGTAGCAGGATTAACCCCTGCAATGGGAAGTAATAGCAAATTAAAGCTGTATTTGTTGCGTGATTTATTGCTTGCCGGGCTATCTGAAAAAATGTCGGCAGATGTTGATAGTTTAAGTCCTAACGATCGCCGAGCATTTTGGCAAGCGGAGAATGAACGCCTTAAATATGAAGAGAAAACGGGTGAGTTAATACCCGCAAGCGAAGTTGCTCTCGAAATGGGAGCAATGGCGAAAGCAGTAGTACAAACTCTTGAAACATTACCTGATATTTTAGAGCGAGATTGCGGATTACAACCTAAAGATCTCATTCGAGTACAACAAGTGATTGATGACGTGCGAGATCAAATGGCGTTACATATTCAGCAAGCAGAAAGTGAACAAGGAGAAGATAAATAATGTTTGCTAGTGCCAAAGAAATTCGAAAGGATATGGCAAATGCCATTAAAGCTCCACGACGAATGAAAGTCTCTGAAGCCGTAGCCGAATATATGAGAGTTCCGGTAGGTGGGGGAAATTCGGTCAGATGGGATAAGCATACCGCAGCCTATATGCTTGAGCCGATGGACTGTCTCAACAGCCGAGAATACGACGCGGTGATTTTTGTTGGTCCAGCTCGAACCGGTAAAACTATCGGCTTGATCGACGGTTGGATAACCTACTCTATCATTTGCGATCCATCTGATTTCCTATTGGTACAACTCACCCAAGAAAAAGCAAGCGAACATAGCCGTAAAAGATTAGACCGTACTTTTCGTTGCTCGCCCGAAATTGCGAAACGGCTCAGCCCACGCAAGAATGACAATAACGTACACGACAAGTATTTCCGAGCGGGTAACTTGCTCAAAATCGGTTGGCCATCTATCAATGTGTTGTCCTCATCGGATTACAAATTCGTAGCTTTAACCGACTACGACCGCTGGCCGGAAGATGTGGACGGCGAAGGCGACGGGTTCTCGCTTGCATCTAAGCGTACTACCACTTTTATGAGTGCAGGTATGACACTGGTTGAAAGCTCTCCAGGAAAAGATATTGTTGATCTTAAACATATCCCGAAAAGCACTCACGAAGCGCCACCGACCACTGGAATTTTAAGTCTGTACAACCGTGGCGACCGTCGTCGGTTTTACTGGCAATGCCCCGAATGCTCGGAATACTTTGAGCCAAGTATGGCAAATATGGTCGGTTATCGTGATGATTTAGACTTGGTAAAAGCAAGTGAAAATGCTCGCCTACAATGCCCGCATTGTTCGCATTTGGTTTCTCCAGACTTAAAGCGAGAGCTAAATATCAATGGTGTTTGGCTTAAAGAAGGACAGAAAATCGATGCAAGCGGTCAAATCACCGGAGAAAGTCGAAAATCCCGTATTGCCTCCTTTTGGCTAGAAGGACCTGCGGCAGCGTACCAAACTTGGTCGCAACTCACCTACAAACTGCTCAATGCCGAACACGAGTATGAAATGACTGGCAGCGAGGAAACTCTCAAAGCAGTAACAAATACCGACTGGGGCTTGCCCTACCTGCCTCGCTCCGCATTAGAGCAACGCCGAGCCGATGAGTTGATGGAACGCCGTGAATATGTGGACAAAGACAATAAAACCATACCGCCACAATGCCGTTTTTTAATTGCAGCGGTGGACGTACAAGGTGGTAAAAATCGTCGATTTGTAGTGCAGATTGTCGGATATGGCGAGAATGGTGAACGTTGGCTGATTGATCGCTACAACATTTCGCAAACCTTACCCGATGAAGACGGGGTATTCGAAAAAATTGACCCACGCAATCCGGATAACTGGCAAATTTTAGTTTCCGATGTGTTAGAAAAACGCTACCCACTGGTCCATAATGCCAACCATTTTATGCCAATCCTTGCAATGGCGGTGGACAGTGGCGGCGAAGATGGTGTAACCGATAATGCCTACAAATTTTGGCGCAGATGCCGCCGAGACGGCCATGCGAAACGGGTTTATCTAGTCAAAGGCGACAGCACCAAACGGCAAAAGCTGATTACCAAAACTTATCCAGACAATACCGCTCGAAGCGACCGCCATTCATCGGCTCGTGGCGATGTACCGTTGTATTTGTTACAAACTGACTATCTCAAAGATCGCATTAATAATGCCCTTACCCGAAATACAGAGGGAGCGAACTACATTCACTTTCCTGATTGGCTCGGCGAATGGTTTTTCAATGAGCTAACCTACGAAGAGCGAGGACCAGACGGCAAATGGCGGAAACCAGGCAAAGGTAATAACGAAGCCTTCGATTTATTTTGCTACGCCCACGCTATTGCGATTCTTCGAGGTTACGAACGGATCAAATGGGGTGATGAAAAAGATGTACCAAGTTGGGCAAAATTGCCTGACATCAACCCAAACATTATTAGAGAACAAAACACAATGTCAGGACAAGCGGTCGAAATCGAGGAAAAAACGGCAAAATCGAATCCTAACCCCACCAAAGCGAAAAACAGTTGGTTAAGTGGAAGCGGACGAAAAACAGGAGGCTGGTTATGAGTATTTACACTATTGACGAACTCAAACTAAAGATCCGTATGCTTGATGAGAGAATCGAAACTGCCCAAAGCCAAGTAAGCTTTAATGGGCGGTCTGTTTCATATCAGGTAGTGGAATTAACGAAACAACGTGAACGCTATCAAACAATGTTGGACGAACTGCTCGCTCAAAGTGGGCAACGAACTAAACAGCACCGAATTAAGTATGCGAGGTTTATTTGATGAACCTACTCGAAAAAACGATAGCTACCTTGTCTCCGAAATGGGCAGCAGAACGCTCTCGAAACCGCTATGTGCTGAATGCTTATGAGGCAGCGTTACCGAGCCGAACACACAAGGCTCAGAGAGAAGGTAAAGGTGCAAATACCGCCATTCGCCAAAGTGCGGTGAGCCTACGGGAACAGGCTCGAGCCTTAGACCAAAATCACGACATTGTGATCGGCATCTTGGACAAAATGGAAGAGCGGGTAATTGGTTCAAAAGGTATCCATATCGAACCGCAGCCGCTGACATTAACTGGCGATGTTCATGAAGATCTGGCAGAACAAATCCGCAAACTGTGGGCGGAATGGTCGGTGAAACCTGATGTGACGGGCTTATATACTCGTCCCCTACTTGAACGAATGTTACTTCGCACTTGGTTACGAGACGGCGAAGTGTTCGTGCAGTTAGTGAAAGGAAAAGTAGCAGGATTAGAACATAGTTCACCAGTCGCCTTTTCACTTGAAGCCTTAGAGCCTGACTTTGTGCCAATGCAAACGGACGAAGCCAAAAACGGTTTAGTACAAGGCGTGTTTCTCAATGCGTGGCGAAAACCGACCGCTTACCAAGTCTATTTAGACAATCCACAAGAAAGTACCGCAATGTACGGCAAAATCAAAACCGTGCCGGCGGAAAATATGTTGCACCTTGCTTTTCGCAAGCGGTTACATCAAATCCGTGGTGTAAGTATGTTACACGGCGTAATTGTGCGCTTGGCGGATCTCAAAGAATATGAGGAAAGCGAACGAGTCGCGGCACGTATTGCTGCGGCGATGACGATGTACATCAAAAAAGGTGATGCAGCTCTTTATGATGATGAAAGCAATAATGATGGTGAACGCCTGTTTGATATTGCTCCTGGAGCGGTCATTGATGACTTGAAACCTGGCGAAGATGTCGGTTTAATCAACTCAAACCGCCCAAATGTAAATTTGGAAACCTTCCGCAATGGGCAACTTAGAGCGACTGCCGCCGGTACTCGTTCAAGCTATTCAAGTATTGCCCGAGATTACAACGGCACTTACTCCGCACAACGGCAAGAATTGGTCGAAAGTTTTGAAGGCTATGCGGTGCTACAAGATGCGTTTGTGGCGGCAATCAGTCGTCCGATTTATCGAGAATGGTTGAAAATGGCAATTGCTTCGCAGGCAATAGAAATCCCGCCAGAGATTGACGAAAAATCGCTATTTAATGCGGTTTATTCAGGTCCTGTAATGCCGTGGATTGATCCAATCAAAGAAGCCAATGCCTGGAAAGAACGGATTAAAGGCGGTTTAGCTACCGAAGGGCAAGCAATCCGAGCCAGTGGCAACAACCCAGCCGAAGTCAAACGGCAACGAATTGTCGAGATCAAAGAGAATGCTCGTGAGGGCTTGAAATTTGATACTGATTTAACCAACACGCAAGGAATTAGTAATGAGAAAAAAACAAATGGTTCTAGCCCCGATGGCGAAGGCAGTAGCAGTAACCAAGACGAATAATCAGTCTTGGTTTACGATTAAAGCTGCGGCCAACGACACCGCAGAGATTAGCATTTATGATGAAATCGGTTTTTGGGGTGTTACAGCCCAACAGTTTGCCAACGATTTAAAAGCCCTTGGAAACAATCTCAAACAGATCAATCTGCATATCCACTCGCCCGGAGGCGATGTGTTTGATGGTATTGCCATCTACAATTTGCTGAAAAATCACCCTGCTAACAAGACCGTCTATATCGACGGTCTTGCTGCATCTATGGCTTCAGTTATTGCAATGGCTGGTAACGAAATCATTATGCCCGAAAACGCAATGATGATGATCCACAAGCCGTGGGGAATCCAAGGCGGTGATGCTGATGATATGCGGAAATATGCGGATTTGCTTGATAAGGTCGAAAGTACCCTGATTATGGCCTATGTCGCTAAAACAGAAAAATCCGAAGAAGAATTAGCAGAAATGCTGAAAGAAGAAACTTGGCTCACAGGCAAAGAGTGCGTGGAGCAAGGTTTCGCCGATAAGTTAGCCGAACCCCTTGTGGCGATGGCTTGTATCCAATCCAAAAAATTAGAGGACTACACAAAAATGCCTGACAAAATCAAAAATATGCTATTCGCACCACAAGGCAACGCAGGTGCAAATCCAAAACCTGAACAACCTCAAACACCACCACAAGCGGGTGAAAATCCGCAAAATGTGGCAAAACCTGATGCAATGGTGGCATTAGCCCAACGCAATGCAACGATTAAAGCGACCTTTGCCGCTTTCGGCACACAATTTGACGGCTTACTGGCAGAATGTTTAGCTGATGTGTCAATGACCGCTGAGCAAGCCAAAGACAAGCTCCTTGCCAAACTGGGCGAAAACACCACCCCAAGCGTACCGCAAAACCACATTCACGCAGGTAACGGTAACATCGTTGGCGACAGCGTGAAGCAGTCGTTAATGGCTCGTGCTGGTCAAGATACCGACAAAACCAACGCAAGAGATAATACCTACAATGCAATGACCTTGCGTGAGTTGGCTCGTGCCTCATTGGTTGATCGTGGCGTGGGTATTGCGGGCTACACCCCAATGCAGATGGTCGGTCTTGCCTTTACGCACTCAAGTTCTGATTTCGGTCAAATCTTAATTGATGTAGCACATAAATCCTTGCTAAAAGGCTGGGAAGTATCAAACGAAAATTACGAACAATTTACCTCACGCGGTATTTTAACCGACTTCCGTCCGGCTAAACGTGTTGGCTTAGGGGAATTTGGCTACTTACCAACCGTGGGTGAGGGTGAAGAATACACCTATGGTACACTCGGTGATGAAGGCGCATCTATCGCACTCGCTACCTACGGGCAATTATTTAGCATTACCCGTCAGGCGATCATCAATGATGATATGCACCTCTTGACCACCATTCCTCAAAAAATGGGGCAAGCGGCACGTGCAACCATCGCAAAATTGGTATTTGCCTTGATTACAGGTAATGCAACTGCTCAAGATGGCAAAAAATTGTTTGACGCAAGTCATAAAAACAGCCTCACAGGGGCAAAATTGGACGTTGAACATATCGATAAAGCGGTGCAATTGATGAATGGTTTTGTAAACAGCCGTGGTGAACCATTAGCGATTGAGCCAGAATTTATGTTGCTCCCAACCTCGCTACATACCAAAGCGAAGCAGATCTTAGGCTCATCAAGTGTCGAAGGAGCAGACATCAACAGCGGTATCATTAACCCAATCCGTGATATTGTTAGCCCGATTAAATCGCCACGTTTACAGATTGCCGATGCGAAATCGTGGTATCTCATCAACAAAGAAGCTATTGAAGTTTCTTATCTTGATGGTGTAGATAGCCCGTATATCGAACAGCAACAAGGCTTCTCGGTAGATGGTGTTACCACAAAAGTTCGCATTGATGCCGGCGTAAATGTGATTGATTATCGCGGTATTGTGAAAGTCACAAACCAGTAACTAGCAAATAACTTATAGACCGTACTTTAATCAATAAGGTACGGTTTTTTATTATCTGAAAAAGGAAAACCTTATGGCTAAAAACTATATTCAGGATGGTAATACCGTCCGCTTAACCGCAGCAAAAGCAATTGTTTCAGGGGATGTCTTAGTGAGCGGCGATCTTATTGCGATCGCTGTTACCGATGCTGCAAAAAATGATGCGGTTGTCGGTTTAACGACAGGTGTGTTCAACGTGAAAGCCAAACAAGCGGACGACATCAAGCAAGGTGCAGTGCTCTACTGGTCTGAAACCGAAGGGGCAACCTTAACGGCAGGTGGTAATAAACGCCTAGGTATTGCGTGGCGAGACAGTGGCACATCTTCTGATGAAGTAGATGTGAAAATCAATGTGTAGCCCTTTTGAACAGGCAATGAAACAAGCAGATCAAGTCATTATGGCAACGATGATGAGTGAATGGCAGCTCCAAGGGCAACCTTACCCTGCCGTTTACGATGAAGCCCCCAAAGTGTTTGAGGGGCTACATTTTAACGAAGATACCGCAATCAATGGCACCTCTCGTACTTTAACGCTATATCGTTCAAGTGGTTACAAGCCACGAACAGGCGATGAAGCGGTGCGAGAAGGTAAAGTGTTCTTCGTGAAATCATATTACCACCAAGACAATCTGCTTATTCTTCGTTTGGAGTAGTAATGAGCGTAAAAATTGATGGAATGGCGGAGATTTCCGCCAATATCGCCAAACTGACCAAGCAAAAGCTCCCCCAAGCCGCTAAAAAGTCGCTTAATACTTTAGCTCGGCGTGCGATGAAAGGAGCTACACAAACGGTAGCAAAAGAGATTGGCGTACCGCACAAAACCATTCGCAACCGAGCCAAATTAACCAAACCTGCGGAAAAAACACGGCTGGAGGCACGGATAAAGGTTATTCGTTCCAATATGCCAGCTATTCGCCTGTTTGAAAACCGTTCTACTAAAATGTGGGTCGGACGTGGTGGCATTGTAGTAGGTAAATATGCGATTAAACGAGGATTTAAACAAACGCTAAAAAATGGTCGAACACACCTAATGCAGCGTCAAGGTAAAGCTCGTTACAGCATTGATGTAGTAAAAATTCCACTTTCACAACCATTAACACAGGCTTTCTCTCATGAATTGAAGGATTACCAACAAGATATTCAAAAAGAACTGACTAAGCAATTAAGTGAGGTATTTAAATGATTATTCATAGCCAAATTCGAGAAGAAATTCTCGAATGTTTAAAACAAGCCTTACCCAATGAAATTAACTGGTATAACGGCAGACCATCCTTTATCGATATTGATGAAGAACAGTCTGCCGTTGCTGTTTTTATTGATGAGGCAAATTGTACACCAGTAACAACTTGCCAAGAAGAATGGGAAGCAAAACTTAACATTGTGCTATATCAAAAGGCACTAAACGATGCAGAAACACGTTTAGATAAAACGGCTCAAAATGTTGTAGATGTATTACAAGAGGTTGAATTTAAAAATCTTTCTGCAATGCAATTATCCGGATATACCTATGACCAAGATGAACAACATTCGACTTGGCATATTGCAATTATCCAATTTGAAATTAACTATGAACGTACAACAGGAGCTGATTAATGGCAACACAAACCACCCCATTTCAGGGAACAAAATTTTATATTGGTACTGGCTTAAACCAAGAAAAAGCCATTACCGCTTGTACGGTAACACCTAATGCAACGATTACCGCTGCTGGTCACGGTGCTAAAGTGGGCGATTTTGTCAAAATCACCGGCTTAGGTTCACTTGATGGTTTTTATCCTGTGAAAACTGTTGCAACGGACACTTTAACGTTTGCAGATGAAGTAGATTGGACGGGGCAAGATAAACCGACGGATTTTTCAACCGCAAAATTTGCGGTCGTGAAATGGTCATCCAACTTCTGTGCGATCAAAAACATTGAAGGCGATGGCGATACATTGAGTGAAGAAGATGTTACGACAATGTGTTCAGAAGGTACAGAAACGGAAGCGGGCGAAATTGAATACGGTTCAATTAAACTCACGTTCTTTTATGCGCCGGCTACGGCAATGCAGTCAGATCTTCGTAAGAAATTCTTCGCAAAAGAAACGTTCCCTTGGATGATGGTATTAAAAAACAAACAAGGTTCTTTATATGGTACCGGTTTCATTCAAACCAGCCCTAACTGGAGCGGTGAAGTAAAAGGTAAATTTGAATCCGGCGTAACGATTAAAAAATCGAAACGTGATTACCATTTACCTACAACTGCGTAATTTCCCTAAACTAGACCGCTTGTATAGGCGGTCTTATCTCTTGATCAAGGATTAAATCATGACTATTGGTACTCGTGAATCATTATTGGCAAACAATAAGCCTAAATTAAAAAAAATCAAAATTGGGGATGCTGAATATTTCATTCGTGAATTTAACGTCGGCGATATGAATCGTAGTTTATATGGCCAACAAAAGGTAATGTGCGAACTCGCAGAAGCACAAGGTATTGTGTTGAATTATGACAATCCAGAAGAATTAGTAAAACAGCTCAGTAAAGTTTATGACCCATACCGCTTAGCTCGTAATCTTGCTTTACGCTTATGTGATGCTGACGGCAATAATCTGTTTGATTTTGAGAATGTTGATGATTTAGAAGCGTTATCTCGTTTAGATAAATCTGTATCGGAAGAACTAAGCCGTGCGCTAATGGATGAAGAACCAAAAAACTAACAGACCGACGCAAGTTTCAATTAATGCTCAGTCTTGCGTTGGGTAAAACACTGACTGAGATTGAAGAAATGCCTGAATCGCATTTCCAAGAATATATGCTGTTTTATGATGAGCAACCTTTCGGTTTATGGCGTGATGATTATCGTACCGCACAAATCTCACATTTATTGACAGCTATTCATAGTGATCCGAAACAAAAGGCAACGACACTCAGCGATTTAATGCCATTCTTTAGTAAAAAGAATAGCCATGAATATGATGAAGATGACGGGACAGAAGCCTATTTGGCAAATCGATAAATAGCTATTGCCTAGTGTTAAACTAGACAATATAATCAATTTATTGATAGTAACAGATAGGAGAATAGCATATGCGTGATTTTATCCAGTTTTGGGCAAAATTCTTTTTTATAATGCTTATTGCATTAGGTGCATTATTTCTGTTCTTTGCTATTGATTTTGTCTATATTTTCGCATTTTTTAGCGTGTTTGCTATTGTGTTTTTTGTCCGTTTAGTAACGGTCATTAGTCAAACTCACAAACATTATGATGATTTAGCAAAGGCGGAAAAAGAAAAAGCCCGTGTCAAATACGTCATTATTCAGTAAAACTAAAATTTTCAAAAGAAGCTCGCATTTTTGCGGGCTTTTTTATTTGGGGTAAATATGGCTTCGCTTGGCAATTTGAATATCAGCTTGAACTTAGAAACGGTTCAGTTCCAACAAGGATTGAATAAATCTGCATATCAATCACAGAAGTTTGCGAGACAGTTTGAAGCGAATTTTTCGGCAGCACAAAATCGAGCACGACAATTTTCAGAGCGTACAACCCAATATTTAAATAATATTGAACGCGCTGCCAACTCAATCAATAAAACTGCAAACATTGGCTTATTTTCAAATATCGCCGGTTGGGCAACCGGAAATTTATCGGCAGCAACTTCGCAAACGCTCAAATATGCGGATAGTTATACTGAACTACAAAACCGCATTAGATTAGTGACCGATAGTCAAAATGAAATGGTTGCGGCAACTAATACGGTTTTTGATATTGCATTGCGAACAAATCAAGCGGTCGGAGCCACATCAGAAGTTTACCAACGTTTTGCCAAAAATGCGGATACACTCAAACTTAGCCAACAGCAAGTTGCTGAACTCACAGAAACTGTCTCAAAGGCGGTTGCTATGTCAGGGGCGAGTGCGGCATCAGCAGAAGCTGCCTTAATGCAATTTGGGCAAGCAATGGCCGGTGGTGTGTTACGTGGTGCTGAGCTCAATTCTGTTATGGAGCAAACACCAGCATTAGCACAAGCTATTGCAGATGGTTTAGGTGTGAGCGTTGGTGCATTAAAGGATATGGGGAAGAATGGCGAGCTCCAAATCTCGAAAGTGATTGAAGCTCTCCAAAAAGCGAAAGATACCGTTGATACGGATTTTGAAAAGCGTGTAAAAACACTTTCAATGTCCTTTACCAACCTTGAAACATCAATGATCCAGTTCGTTGGACAGGTTGATTCGACATACGGTGTTACTCAAAAACTGGCAGAAGGAGTTGATTTTGTATCTGAAAACCTCGAAACGCTAATTAAAGTTGCAGGAGCACTTATTGGAGCATTAGCAATCGGGCATATCAGTAAGTATTCGGCGACACTCTTACAAACTGGTTACAACAGTGCGAAAAATGCAATCGCTCATACTCGTGAAGCTCAAGCTATTTTAGCCAAAGCAACAGCTATGCGAACTGCTGCACAAGTGGAAATGGCAAGTCTTGCCGCACAGTTTCAGCTAGCTCAATCAGAAAGAACTCGCTACGCTCTACGTGAACAAATGAAAGTTCAAGCAGGCCAAATTATTGCTTTGGCAGAAGCAGAGGCAACAGCCAAACGCAATTTAGCGGCAGCGAACACTTTAGCCAGTACAACGGCTCGGGGGCTACAAAGTGCAATGGCATTACTTGGCGGACCTGCTGGCGTGATTATGATTGCAGCAAGTGCGTTAATGTATTTTAGCAGTCAAGTAGATCAAGCTCGCCAAAAAGCCCTAGATACAGCAGGAGCAAACGAACGCTTAAAAGAAAGCTATGAGGGGTTAAGTGCTGCCGCTCTCTCGCTCAAAATTACCCAACAACAGGAAGAATTAGAAAACTACAAAAACCAAATTCAGCAACTTCAATCTGATATATCAGCCCTAGAAGCTAACTGGTTTACAACAGGCCTACCAATTCCTGATAGTGTAAAAAAAGAGATTGCCGAGCTAAGCGATCAAATTGAGCTATTGAAAGAAAATTCCAACATTGATTTCTCTGTGCTTGAAAACCAGCTTGAGGCATTGGCTCGAGCAATGTTATCAAGTGGAAAAAGTCTTGATGATATTAGAGCTAAATTTAAACTCTTAGGCATCGATGCAAGCGAAACAGAATGGATTTTAGCCGGTATTCCTTCAACGCTGAATGATATTGGTAATAGTGCCGAAAAAGCCGCTGGGGAAACGCTAAATCTCGATGATGCAATGAAAAAATTGCAAGAGAGATCGGTTACTTTAGCTCAAAAATTGGAAGTAGCTAAACTAGAGCAACAAGGCCAAGCAGAATCAGCCTATGTGCTTGCTGGACTTTATGAATTATTGGGTGTTGAAGGGGCTAAATATAACGAGGTTTTAATCAGCATTGCCACAGGTACAATTACTGCAGCTAATGCGGCAGATAAAGCCATTGGGCTTTCACAAGAAACCTTGAAGAAAATCCTTGACGGCAAAGCTATGCTACAAGGAATGTTCAAAAATGAGACTCAAATTCAGACCATTAAAACTGAGTTAAGAGAAAATGCGAAAGTAGCTAATCCCAAAAAAGAGAAAAAAGCCAAGAAAAGTAATGGAGAAAATGCCCGGGAAAATTGGCTTTCATTTTACGATGACCTACGCAAAAAAAGTGGTTCAACGCTAAATGAAATCAATCTCGAAGAAACACGAATGTTTCAACGACTTGAAGAGCATATGAAAAAAGGCGTGGTTTCTCATACAGAATATGAGACAGCTAAAACAGCCATCACACAACGTTTTGCGAAAGAACGTTTAGAGTTAGCTGGTAAATATGCTCCTGAAAAACTACTTTCAGCAAATTTAAAAGATGAATTATCAGCTATTCAGGAATTGCGTAAAGCAGGTCATCTAACAGAGAGCGAATATCAAATAGCAGAGCAACAACTCAAATTTGATTATGCTCAAAATAAATCTCAACAAGCTATTAGCCCGATAGAACAAGTTCGGGGGATGTACGATGCTGAGCAAGAGTTGAAAAATCAACAAACCCAAGAATTAGCACAACTTCAAGCATTTTATGATCAGAAATTGATGACCGAAGAGGAGTTTCAAAAACGTAAACAGCAAATCATTTCGCGTTACGAAACCGAACGTTGGCAAAAGGAAATGTCCGAGTATGCGACAGGACTTAACGATCTTGGTGGTGCATTTGATACGCTTGCATCTGCGGTTGAACAATCTGCAGGTAAGCAATCTGCGGCTTACAAAGCGATGTTTGCTGTATCAAAAGCTTTTGCAATAGCTGAAGCCAGCCTGAAACTCTCACAAGCCATCACTCAAGCAATGGCAGATCCTACTGCTATGACTCCAGCTCAAAAATTTGCGAATATGGCTGCAGTCGCCGCAGCTGGTGCGAACGTTATTTCCCAGCTAACGAGCGTTGCTTTTGCGAAAGGGGGACACGTTCAAGGACCTGGAACAGGAACAAGCGATTCTATTCTTGCTAGATTATCCAATAACGAATTTGTGATGACTTCCCGCACCGTGGATCATTATGGTGTGGGTTTCTTAAATGCTCTTAACCAAAGGCGTTTGCCAAAATTCGCTAGTGGTGGCCACGTTGGTGGTAAATCAGGCAGTTATGATGGTTTGTTTAATAGTAGTAACAACGCTCAAAGTAATGAAGTATCGATTACGATCAACATTGATAGTAACGGCAATGAAAACATTACAACAGAACAAAAAGCTGCACAAGGAAAAGAACTTGCTATGGCTATTCAGGCAAATGTGCTTGAAGTATTGAAAAAGCAACGTCGCCCTGGCGGTTTACTCGCATAGGTGGTCAATATGGCATTAAGAACGCTGTCGTGGTGTCCTCAACCTGGTTACACAGTGGAAGAGGAACCACGACGAAAAGTGCTGAAGTATGGTAACGGCTATCAGCAACGAATGGAAGATGGAATTAATACGCTACTGCGTAAGTATTCCGTAACCTACAAAATCAAAAACAAAGAATCGGCACAATTCCGTAACTTTATGAAAGAACATAACGGAATTCGTGCCTTTTATTTTAAAGATATAGCTCTTGGTGGCGAGTTAGTGAAGGTTGTATGTACTAAATTCCCTCGGCAAGTGGGGAAAACACACACAATATTTACTTGTGAATTTGAAGAGGTGATGTAATGCCAAAAGATCTACCGTCAAAAATGGCTCAAGAATTGCCCAAATTGGAACAAGGGGCATTGATTGAGCTATGGGAAATTGATTTACGCCATATTACCAACAGCAACGGCGATAGTGGCGAGTTGTACCGCTTTCATAATGGTTTAAATCAAAGCCGTGCGAACATCTGGTGGCAAGGTAGTGAATACCAAGCCTATCCAATTAAAGCTGACGGTTTTGAAATTTCAGGCAATGGACCAAGCTCACGCCCTACGCTTACAGTTTCCAACCTGTACGGCATTATTACAGGGATTGCCGCTAATTTCGGGCAAGGTGTGGGCGGTAAAGTTACCCGCCGCTTGGTGTATGCTCAATTCCTTGATGCTCGGAATTTTACAGGTAACAAAAACAGTAAAGCTGATCCGACACAAGAAGCAGTAAGTTACTTCATTATTGAGCAACTTAAAAGCCTTGATGATGAACAAGCGACCTTTGAACTGGCTTCGCCGGCAGAAACCGATAACGCCAAAATTCCGCTACTAATGATTACTTCTGATGTGTGTATTTGGCAATATCGCTCCGCTCAATGCGGTTACACTGGGGGCCCCGTTGCTGATGAATTTGATAAACCGACATCTGACCGTAAAAAAGACAAATGCTCACATTGCATTTGTGGCTGTAAATTACGGTTCGGTGAAAATGCCGTGTTACCCTTTGGCGGTTTCCCTAGCACTACACAATACGGAAATTAAAATGAAAATTGATGACCGATTAAAAAAAGAAATTCTAGCTCACGCTAAACAATGTGAACCGCAGGAATCTTGCGGTTTTGTTGTTTTAGAGCAAGGAGAATTAGTGTTCTACCCTTGCCCAAACATAGCTGATGATCCTGAACATTTTTTTGAGATTGATTATGAAGAATGGGTTATGGCATCAGAACTTGGAGAGATTATAGCCCTCGTCCATTCTCACCCTGATTCAGCTACGGAAAAAGGCTTGCCGTATTTATCAACAGCGGACAGAGAATGTCAGATCCGTACGCAATTAGATTTTTGGTTAGTTGTTGATAATGAAATTAAACAATTTCGCAACATAGCTCCATTAATCGGTCGCCAATTTGAAAACAACAAACAAGATTGCCGAAATATCATTCTTGATAGTTATATGTTGGCTGGCATTGAATTACCCGATCAATCCACTTACGAATTTGAATGGTTTGAGCATTCCAATTTATATGAAGAAGGTTTGGATCGTTGCGGATTTGAAAAAATTCCTTTCGATGAAGAACCACAGATTGGCGATGTTATTTTAATTCAAGTAGGAACCGATGTCGGCAATCACGCAGGCGTTTATATTGGCAATCAAATGATGATTCATCACAGCGAAGGACGTTTATCATCACGAGTACCTTATGACGGCTTTTGGCTTAAATCCACACACTCAATTTGGAGACATTCACAATGGCAAAAATTACATTTCACGGCGATCTTAAACGATTTAGCAATCAGCCGTTCGAGCTTGAAGTAAGTAACTTCCGTGAATTAATGAGTGGGCTACTCACGCAAATCCAAGGCTTGCGTGAACATTTACGTAATGGTTATTACAAGGTGAGAATTGGAAAGAATTACTTAAACAATGATCAGCTACAAACTAATCCAATGATTGGTCTTGATGATAAGTCTTCTATTCATTTTACGCCGGTGATTGCGGGGGCTGGTAAAGGTATGGGAATTGGTCAGCTTATTTTAGGTGTAGTCTTGGTGGCAGCTGCTTTTTATACAGGGGGTGCATCTCTTTTAGCTTGGAGCTCAGGCGCTACAATGATGGGGGCAATGGGAGCTTCTCTAATATTAGGTGGCGCAATATCTCTTCTTTCAAAAACGCCTGAAATGAGCAGCGGCGTTAAAGAAGGCGAGAAAAAGCAAAGCACTTCATTTAGCAATATCCGCAATTTAACCCCACAAGGCAGACCGATTCCATTGCTTTACGGCAAAATGATGACCAGCCTTGTCTTGATTTCACAAGGGATTGAAACCTTTGATGATGTTGAAGCATTAAATAATTAGCAAAATTCTGAATAAATTTGACCGCTTGTAAGCATTGCTTACAGGCGGTTTTCTGTTTTTAAGAGGTATGTATGGGCGGTAAAAAACAAGGTTCAGCACGCACGCCACACGAAGCACCTGATAGCCTTAAATCGGCACAGAGATTACGTGCGATTGGCTTGATTTCATTAGGTCCGATTAAAGGTACAGCGAATAAATGGAAATCGACCTTTTTCGACAACACGCCAATTCAAAATGAAAATGGCATTGATGATAACGATGAAGCCAGTTTTAACTTTAAAAATACCGAAGTGTCATTTACGTTAGGCACACAAGATCAACTCCCATTACAAGGCTTTGAAATGTCGGAGCGTGAAGTATCGGTTAGTACTGAAGTGAAATACACCACGCCAATCACTCGAACCGTTACCGATCCTGATGTTACTCGTTTGCGTGTAACATTGGGCGTAAATGCGCTCTATGAACAAAACGATCAGGGCGATACTAACGGCACATCGGTTTCATTTCGTATTTTAATCAACGGCTTGCCTCGTGCGACTTATGAGATTAACGGTAAATCATCATCACGCTTTTACCGCAGTTATATTGTAGATAATTTGCCTGAACGCCCTTTTACGATTACCGTTGAACGAATGACGGCAGATTCAAAAAGCCAACGTTTACAGAACGCAACGAATTGGGTTAGTTACACCGAAATTATTGATACCAAACTTTCTTATCCAAATATGGCGCTAGTCGGCATTAAAACCGACTCACGCTACAACCCAAATTTCCCCAATGTGAATTTTTTACTTTATGGGCGTTTGGTTAAAGTGCCAAGCACTTACGATCCTGAAACTCGTACTTATGCGACAGCACTTTGGAAAGGCGATTGGAAACAAGCGTGGACAAATAACCCTGCGTGGGTGTTTTACGATTTAGTAACTGACCCTTTGGCGGGATTAGGAAAACGTGTAGGCGACTATGGTTTGGATAAATTTCAGCTCTATCAAATTGCCAAATACTGTGATGAGTTGGTTGATGACGGTTATGGTGGCAAAGAACCACGAATGACGGCTAATTTATGGCTGACCGATCAGCGTTCTGCCTATGACGTGCTTTCTGATATGGCATCAGTATTCCGTGCGATTGCTGTATGGAACGGCACGCAATTTACCGCCATTCAAGACCGTACAGCCGATCCAGTTTGTACTTATAGCCAAGCAAACGTAATCGACGGCAAATTTTCTCGCCAGTATGCGGCGATGAAATCCATCTATACCGCTGCGGAAGTAGAATATGCTGATGAACGCAATATGTATCAAAAGGCGGTGGAGTATGTAGCGGACGATGCAATGATTGCTCGTTATGGCTACAACGTCAAAAAAATGACCGCTTACGCCACAACAAGTCGCGGGCAAGCTCACCGTTTGGGCAAATGGGTTTTAGCCACTTCTCTACTCGAACAATGTACTATTACGTTTAGTGTTGGTCGCCAAGGTCTGTTGCATTTGCCAGGGGATATTATCGAAGTTGCAGACAACGATTACGCAGGCAAAACGCTTGGCGGTCGTGTTGTGGCAGTCAATGGTAAAGTGGTTACGCTTGATCAGCCGATTGAAATTTCAGGCAAAAGCTATTTGAGCTATCTCAATGATGAAATGAAAGTTGTTAAAGTGACAATTTCTAGCGTAGATAGCAAAAACAAAGCGGTAGTTACCTTGGCAACTGTTCCAACAGGGCTTGAGCCAATGGACGATTGGGTATTAAAAACGCCAAACATTTCTACCCAGCTTTATCGTGCGATTGGCATTACTGAAAATGATGACGGCAGCTATACCATTACCGCTTTACAGCACGAACCGCAAAAAGAAGCGATTGTTGATGGTAGTGCCAGTTTTGTTCCTGTTGCGACAACAGCGCATACCGGTGGTGTTCAGAAAGTTGCAAATGCGGAAGCTAGCATTCATGAGAATGGTGTGAAATTAACGTGGGCAATGCCATCATCGAATAGCATTGTAAAATATGAAGTTCGCCTATACCGCAATGGCGTGCTTTACCAAACTTATTTAGATGTAGAAAGCACCGAGCTTACTTTTGATGATTTGCCAGACGGTAGCTATGTAGCGGAAATTCGCTCTAAAAATACGAATGGGCAACTCTCTGATCCTGTTACTCGTGCGTTTGAGATTAATTTAAGAATCCCTCGTTTTGTCACCAAATCGTTATTATTTGCGATTGAATTAGATTGGGATCTGCCGAAAACGGCAACCGTAGGAAACTATACTGAGTTATGGCGATCACCTGAAAATGATGTGTCAAAAGCGGTCAAAGTTGCTACGTTAGCCTATCCGCAAAACAATTACACAATCAACGGCGTAAGCCTGAATGAAAGTTACTACTTTTTCGCCCGTTGTGGTAATAAATCCGGTAACAAAGGCGAATTTACCGATGGCGTATTTGGTGAGGCTGATCATAATACGGAAAATCTTGTTAATGCGCTTGAGGGTAAAATCACTCAGTCGCACTTAGGTAAATCGCTGATTGAATCGCTCAAAGCAGATATTGACGAGGCGGTAGGGGAAGAAAGCCAACAAAGACAAAGTGCAGTTGCTAATGTGTTGGCTCAACTATTGGCTGAAACACAAGCACGAGCTAAATCAATTAGCGAAGAATCAAAAGCTCGAACTGCTGCGATTACGGCTGAAACAAGCAATCGCACAAAAGCTATTCAGGCAGAAAGTGCTAGCTTGACGAAGAAAATTCAAGATGAGGCGAACGCTCGTGGTACTGCTATAACTCAGTTACAACAAACTGACGCACAACAAGCACAGCTTATCACTGCAGTAACCGCAAAAGCAGATCAAGCGATTGCTGGTTTACAAGAGGAAAAGACCGCTCGTGTGAACGCTGACAAGGCGGAAGCACAAGCACGTAACGCCTTGACTAGTCGTGTAGCAAACGCTGAAAGTGGAATCGCAGAAGTACGCCAAAGCATTGCGACAGCGAATAGTAGCATTGCGGAAGTTAGCCAAAATCTTAATGCGAAGATCGATGGATTAAGCGTAGGCGGACGAAATTATCTTGAAGATACTGAGAAATTTGAGAGAGGACTTTGGGCGTTTTCGACAGGATCGTCAAGCGACAGAACACATATTATTGAAAATGGTGTGGTTCGAGTTATTGGAAATTCCACCACGTGGAAACAATTTCAGATTTCTGCGCAAATGGGGCAGAACGCAAATAAAACAGGCAAGTCCCCTGTTCTAACTAAATTAGAAGTGGGTAAGACTTATACGTTTTCCATTGATGCACGGTTAATTGAAGGCAGTCCTGATTTATGGTCGAGCCTACGAGCGGATTCTGTCACAGCTGGCAATATTGATAATTTTCACGGCAATTTTAAATTAACTGAAAATTGGCAGCGTTTTCAATATACTAGCACCATTTCTCAACCCGTAGATGATGCAAGTTGGCGCATTATCATTGGCTACAACAGAGTTGGCATTGTCGAGTTTAGAAAACCTAAATTCGAACTAGGCACAGTTGCCACCGACTGGAGTCCTGCGCCTGAAGATTTAGAACATTCGGTTGAAGCTATCTCAGCAGATTTAACCAATTACAAATCAACGCAAGCAACAAAAGAGCAAGCGACCGCTCAGCAAATTAGCGGCTTAACGACTCGCTTAGCGAATACCGAAAGCGGAATATCACGAGTTGAAAAAGCAGTAAGTGATAATCAGTCATCGACTGCTACGCAATTGAATCAATTAAGTGCAAATTTAACAAAAGCACAGACTGATTTGAATGCAAAAATTACACAAGAGCAGACCGCCCGAGCAGATGCTGACAAAGCAAACGCTGACCGAATCACATCCGTTACAAGCCGTGTAGCAAGTGCCGAGTCAAGCATTAGCAACATACAATCGACTAAAGCGAGTAAGACCGAAGTCGCTAGTTTAGCGCAGCAGTCTTTACAAGCAGTTTGGCAAGCGGATGCGCAAGCTAAAGTGGATGCAATCAGTGTAGGCGGTCGTAATTTATTACGATTTACACAAAAATTAACAGATAGCAAATTCTGGAAATTTTATAAATCCAGTACACAAACAGAAACAGAATCGCCTCGCTCAGATGATGAGTTGCTTATCAAAGCCAAAGAAGACCAATGGACGGGATATCGTCAAGAAGGAACTGCGAATCCTCTAATTGAACTGGAGGCAGGTAAGACTTATACCATTTCATTTGAAGCTAAAGGCAATTCTACCGCGACGAATTTAATTCGTTTTTTTGCTCGTGAATACTATCAGGGTGGTAGTCGAAATATTGCAAAATATTTTACGCTTCCCAATGTAGATAAGTGGGAACGTTTTACTTTTACGTTTACTGTTGATTCATTGAATGAGAAGCATAATAACTGGATTATCTATTGGGAAACGGTTACAGCCAATTCAAGTTTTGCTCTACGCAGAATGAAGCTTGAAATCGGCAATGTTGCAACGGACTGGACACCAGCTCCGGAAGATGCAGATAGTGCTATTAACTCCATCTCATCAAAAGTTGATAGTGTCCAGCAAACGCTAACAACGGCGAATCAAGCACTAGGCTCACGTATTGATACTGTCACAGCATCGGTTAATGATGCTAAATCGCAAGTATCACAAGTGAGTAAAGCGGTATCGGATGTCAGCGGTAAGTTATCTGCTACGCATACGCTAAAAACGCAAGTGATTAATGGTGGTAGAATGGCTATCGCCGGTATTGCTTTGGGGGCTGAGTCGGATGGCGTAACAACAGAATCTTCCGTTATTGTTATGGCGGATAAGTTCGGCATTGTTGCTAATGCGAATGATGGTAAAGTTAAGCCAGTGTTTAGCGTTGCAAATGGTCAAGTTGGGATTCGTGGTGATCTTGTGGTTGCTGGATCGGTGACTCGGGATAAATTATCGGGTGGAGCTGGAGAAAATCTACTTTATAACCCGATCTTTGCTAATAACGGTCACGGCTGGACGTATTATGTTGACACAGCAAATATTGATAATGCTGGTTATAGTTTTAATGCTAATACCGGAGTATATCAATCAGGTGCGTATTTGCCGACAGAAAATCAATTTAGATTACAACATATTCGTAAATCAATTACAGGGGACGTGAGATTAGGTGGTTTGTATCAAGATATGAAATTAACGCCTAACACGTATTATTGTTTTTCAGTTTATACAGGTGGTCATAGAAGTTATGTCGATTTAAACATTGAAGGTGGTGGAATACAGATTATTCATAAAAGTTGGAGTGGTAGAGGGCGTACAGGAGGTTTCCCTGATAATACAAAAGAGACAGGTGTTGAAAATTGGTATCGGATCTGGCTTATTTTTAAAACAAATGCCACCAATTCTGCTGAAACCAATTATCGTTTAATTATTAACACTTGGGGGCAAAACGGTCAAGATAGTCCAATGTTTATTATTAGACGACCAATGCTTGAAGAGTGTAATGCTAGCAGTACCGAGCCTAGCCCTTGGTCAAATGCCGGAGCTGGTCCAGTCCACGGCGGTAGTATTATCGCAAATACGATTCGTGGTGATCATATTATGGCGAATCAACGTATCAGTTCTCCGGTGATTGAAGGTGGCAGCCTGAATATTGGCAACGGCAATTTTATTGTTGATAGTAGCGGTAATGTTACGGCAAAAAAAGGAACTTTTAGTGGCGACCTTAGTGGGGCAACTGGGACATTTAAAGGGGATATATCTGCGGCTAGTGGTACGTTTAGTGGTAAGATTTATGCGAAGAATCTTATTGATGATACTGCTCAAGCATTCACATTGCAGCATGGTAAGTCTTTAACAATACCGGCTTTTGGTAAAAAGCGAATTATTATTGTTCCTGCTTGTTTTTGCGAGCTCAGAGTAAATTCAGCTGCTGGTAGTGCAGCTGCAACTATTCAGGCGTCGGCCTCGATTACAATCACAAGTTCGGCTGGTGGTAGTATATCAGGGAGCGGGTCGCAAAGAGGGAGTGGCGCATCCGGAACAGTCTTTCTGTCTGGTTTTTTTGTTGTAAATGCTAATACAGCAACTACAATTAATTATACATCTTCAGTATCTGGCTCGGGGGAAGTTTATTGCCCGGATATACCAATTATTGCAATCTGTTAAATCACAAAAGGTAATTTATTATGAATAAATTAATTTTTACTCTATTAGTAACAAGTTTATTATCTGCTTGTTCAACTCAATATCCTATTGACTATACAACTAAACCAGTGTTTTGTTATCAATTATCGCCACAAGATATACAGCCAGGCAAAAATTGTATTGGAACAGGTGGACACAATTAATTTATACGGCCCGCAAAGCGGGCTTTTTTATTAGCTAAAATAAGGAAAAACTTATGAAATTCATTGAAAAACAAACAGAATGCCAACGCACTGGCGCATTAGCTACATATCACGTCGTAACCGGTTTACAAGTGGACTATGTAAATAGCAGCACATTTGTGACAATTGGCTCTTACGTGTCAAAAACTAAAAAAGACGAGGGGAAAGAATCGTTATCCGTTAATACTTTTACTATTCAAGCTGTGCCTGCGTGGGATCAAATTCCGTATCAATGGGCGTTAGCCGAATTAGTCAAAGCTCAACCGGACGATTTTATACCTGAAACATACGCCGGCTATGTAAATCCTTATATGTTTGCCGGTGGCAAAGTAAAAGACGAGCCGGAAGCTAAATAA